AGCAGCGAGAGGCCGGGCGGGTTGTGCTTCAGCGTGATGCCGGGCCCGAAGAGCACGCGCTTGACGACGGCCGGCGCGGGGCCAAACCACTCGATCGTGCCGCCGCCGACGATGCGGACGACGTTGGTGTCAACGGTGTCGTCGACCGGCGCAATGGAAACGGTCCTGGCGCACGCCAGCTCGACAGCAGGCGCCTCGCCATGTGCGCAGCGCCAGAGCAGAATCGGCAATCACGCACCCGTTACGCCGTCTCGACCGCGATTGCGAACTTGCAGTCGACGTTTTGCTGCACGACCGGATGACTGCGCGAGCCGAGCCTAAACTTGATGAAATTGATGGACTTCGTCCAATACTCTGAAACCACAATGCCACTGCTCGGATGCGCCACCACGGTGACCTCCATTCCATCCGCAGTAAACAGATCGTTGTAGAGGTTGCCGTCGCTCGAAATCTGAAACGTGAGATTTGCCGGCGACATTTCCTGCGGCACCGTGATCCGCACGATGTTGCCGCCAGAGCAGTCGGCGCCGTCGGAAAGCGATTCACCGAGCTTGACGGTCGGTCCATCCACGATTGCGAGCATGGGGTTCAGCTCCTATTTGCCGGATGGTTGGGATCGATCGGCCAGCCGTCATCGCCGACCTCGATGCTGTAGCCTCGGATTTCGATGTACCGCTTGCGGCTGTCGTGACATTCCTTGCATAGCGACTGGACCTCGCCGAGCGCAAACTTGTTCCAGTCGCCTTCGTGCGGCTTGATGTGATCGACGACCGTTGCCGGCGTCACGACGCTGCGCTTCATGCAGAACGCGCACAGAGGATGCTCGATGAGCTGCAATCGGCGGCGCCGCTGCCAGAACGCTTTGCCGTAGAACTTTTTCCAAGCCTCATACATCAGCCGATCAGCGCATCGGGTTGAAATGTTTTCAGCCTATTAAACTTTCGATATCCACCGGCTTCGCCGCTCTATCGCGTGCCCGCAATCCCATGAGCATTGCGAGCGCCACCGCGCCGTCGATGCGAAACCGCGACTTGTCCTTGTCGAGTTTTCGGTTGCCGGCCGGGTCCAGCACTGTGACCGCATTAGCCATGTTCCAATTGAGAATCGGATTGCCCGGATGAACGAGCTTGCGCTCCATCACTGCGATTTCGAGCGCGTCGATCGCCGGCCCCATATCTTTGAAGCCCTGGCCCCACGGTATCAGCCGCAAGCCATCGCCGCCTTTGTCGCCGTCCGAATAAGCCTGCAGGCCGATGCGGTCGAACTCGCGCAACAGGTCGTTTATGCGCCAGCGGTCATAGGCCATGCCCTTGATCTTGCAGCGCCGCGTGAGCTCGGCGATGAAGCGCGCAATAGTTTCGGGATCGATCGTCTTGCCGGGACTTAGGTGCAGGTTGCCGGTTTCCGCCCACTCCCTGTAACGATGCGATCCCGAACCAAAGTCACGACCGGAATGCTCGGTCAGCGTTTCGCTCGGCTTCCAGAAGTGCGGCTCGACGCGGCACGGGTCGCCGATCGAGCCGATCATCAGCGCCGTCAAGTCGACCGTGTTCGACAAGTCGAGCGCGAGATAGACCTCCTCGCCGTCATCAATCCGCGGCGCCCCGATGCAGCCCATCCACTCGGCGCGGCTGATCAGCGATGCGACCGGCGCGACCCGCTGGTTGAGGAAAAGGTTTCGAACCTTCGGCTCCTCGGCCGGCATGCGGATCGCCTTGCGTATCGCGGTCGCGAGGTCTTCATAGTCGCGGAACTTGTCGAGCGCCGGGTTTGCCTTGCGCCACTGCGCCTCGTCCGCCAGATCGCAGTCCTCGTCCGCCGCATAGAGATGGCAGACGATCGCCGGGTCAACGCCGCTCAAGCCATCGTCGATCAGCTTCGACAGGACATGCTCCGGGTCGTTCGATTGCGTGCTGATCGCAATGAACAGCGGCTCTTCGCGCGCGCCGAAGCTCGTATCGAGCACGTCGTACAAGTCGCGGTTCTTGGCCTGCGCCAGCTCGTCGTAGATCACCACGCTCGGCAGATAGCCGTGCTTCGTTCCCGCCTCGGCGCTAATGGCGCGATAGACCGATCCAGTACGGCGCGCGATCATCGTCTTGGTCGACGGCACCACTTCGAGCTCGGCCGCGAGGTCGGGCTCCAGGTCGACGATCTGCTTCGCGAACTTGAACACGATCCCCGCTTGGTCGCGATCGTTGGCGGCGGAATATATCTCGCCGTGCACCGTCGCCTCGGGCCCGATGAGATGCGCGAGCACGATCGCGGCGATCAATGCGGTCTTGCCGTTCTTGCGCGCCATCGAAAGGATCGCGCGCCGCACCACGCGCCGCGTCCCGATATGCGGCTCGTAGACATCGCGAATGAAGGCCTTCTGAAACGGCTCTAGCTTGAACGCCTTGCCCTGGCCAGTGCCCGACGGAATCGTCAGGTTCTCGATGAAGCGGATCACCGCCTTGGCACGCCCGCGCCCGCGCGGCGTGCGCTTAACCGGCGAGGAGGCCAGCAAACTTGCTCTGCGAGTTGTCGCCGTGGATGCCGGCCGAGATGCGGCTGCGCGCCGCCGGCGTGAGGCCGAACTCGGCCGCATAGCGGACGACATCCGCGGCGTGCTTGCGAACGATCGACACCAGCGGATTCACGATGGCGTCGCCGTACTTGCTCTTGATGATCATGCCGTTCATCACCGGATCGCCCGACTGCATGCGATGCAGCGACTCGGCCGCCATCTTCCACTGGCCGAACGCGTAGCAGTAAGCGGCGAGCGCCGGCACATCGACCTTGGTGAGAAGCCCGAGCCGGTGCAGCTCGGTCGCGGTATGCCACCACTCGTCGGCCGCATATCCCGTCACGAACGATGGCGGGTCGGGCACGTCGTCGAACGTCTCAGGTTGCGGCTCGTCCTTGTTGAGCGGCCGCTTGCCGGTGTTGCCACGCAAGAGTTTGAGATGCGTCGGCATCGGACGCGGACCACGGGTCATGCTGTTTCCTTCAGTTGTTCGGTGCGGGCCGCAAACGGTGCGCCTGTCGCTTCCAGCGTCGCGACTTTGCCGCTGAAGTTCTGCCAGCGCATTACCGCCACGTCTACATAGGCCGGGTCGATCTCGATCGCACAGCAGGCGCGGCCCGTCATCTCCGCCGCGATGATCGTGGTGCCCGAGCCGACGAACGGATCATAGACCGCGTCGCCGGCTCGCGAATTGTTCTCGATCGGGCGCTTCATGCACTCGACGGGCTTCTGCGTCGAGTGGCCGGTCTCGGATTTCTGCGGCTTGTTGATCTGCCACAACGTCGATTGCGTGCGGTCGCCTTGCCAGTGTGCAGTTTTGCCGGCTCGCACCGCATACCAGCACGCCTCGTGCTGCAAATGGAAGTGACCGCGGCCGATCGCGAACTGCTGCTTGGCCCAGATGATCTGCGCGCGGATTTCAAAGCCAGCGGCAACAAGCGCCGCATAGTGCTCCACACTCCTGGCACCCGCCGGGTGCCAGGAGTAGATGACATCACCCGGGAAAAGCTTCCACGCTTCCAGCCAATCGCCTTGATCGTCGTTGGACACCAGCCCTACGGCGCGAGCGCCGTAGGGCTTTCCGTTGGCGCGGTCGGCGCGGTTGCGCCAATCAGGATCATAATTCACCCCATAAGGCGGATCGGTCACCATCAGGTGCGGCCGCGCTCCACCGATAGCGCGCGCGACGTCCTCGGCATTGGTGGCGTCGCCGCACAGCAGCCGATGCTCGCCGAGCAGCCAAACATCGCCCGGCTTGCTGATCGGCACCGCAGGCGCGTCCGGCACCTCGTCGGGATCGGTCTTGCCGACGGTCCCCATCGCCTTGATCTCGGCCGCGCTGAAACCGGTCAGCAGCGTGTCGAAATCAAGCGCCTGCAAGTCCTGCAGCTCGACGCGCAGCATCGCATCGTCCCAGCCCCCGTTCTCGGTCAGCTTGTTGTCGGCGATCAGATAGGCCCGCTTCTGCGCTTCAGACCAACCGCGAGCCACCATCGTCGGCACCTCACCGATGCCTAACCTCGCGCCAGCCAGCACCCTCCCGTGCCCAGCTATGATCGACCCAGCCTCATCGACGAGGACCGGCATCGTCCAGCCCCACTCGCGGATCGAGGCCGCGATCTGCCCGATCTGCGCCTCGCTATGCGTCCGCGCATTGCGCGCGTTGGGGATCAACTCCGCCAGGGCGCGCCGCTCGACGTGATCGGCCGGCCACGCGCGCTCGTCCATGCGGCTATCCTCGGTACACCAGGAAATGCGGAAACCCGACGCCCAGGCCCAGCACGCTGGCGATCCAGACTACGATGGCGATGAGGCACAACAGGCCGACGATGATCTTGCCGAACTTGTAGACGTTGGCGTCGATCGACCAGCCCATGAAGCTCGTGATCAGCCACACGATGCAGTAGGCGACAAAAATGATGATCGCGATGTACAGCAGCAGCTCAAGGAAGCTGATCAGGATGCCCATGGCTTATTCCATCTGATGGAATGTTATTTTTGCCGGTATTCCAAAACCTGCGGCCGTTGAAACGAGACGGCGTGCGCGCCGCGGCCCAGCGACCATCCTAGCTTTGGACCCTCCCCCCCGGGCCCTTCTTTGAGGTCACCATTTGAGTTTATCGAGCATCGCCCGCATACGGGCCCACAGCAGATCTTCCATTGCCTGTCGCAGGATCGGACGCGTCGACGTCTTCGGTTCGTAATGTGACAGCGCGGCGAGTGTTCGCTTGCTCTTGCTGCCGCGCTTGATGCGTCGCCTCATGCCGCTCTGATACAAGCGCGACCGCTTCACTTCGAACAAGCTATGCGGTCGGATCACAGTCTTGGCTTGACCACGCGAACGAAAGCGCATGGTGAACGGTTTCTTGCGATCGAGGTCCGCGGTCTGCCACTCGCTCAACTCATGACCGATCTCGACGCGCTTCATGTGATCGATCTTGTGCATCATATCGCTGATGCGCTTTTCGATCTTCGAAGTGTCGACCTCGATGTCGGGCATGATGCTACGTCCCTGGTCAGCGAACAGGCCAAGCCAAGTGAGGCCAGCCAGGGCCGCCAGAAGGCCGCTGGTGCGTTTTGTTTTTAGGTGAGATGTAGGGTGATATAGGGAAGTGCAAAGACGCATGGGCGAGGCCCTGGCGCGCGTTTCCACTCAAACATGTAAGGGTGGCCCAATTGGTACCATAGGTACTGTTGCTGTCAAGTCACAGGTTCGCCCTGCTGCCGCAGCTCCAGCGCGATGACATGCGCACCGGCGGTGACGTAGCGGTAGAACGTGGTTCGCGACCAACGGCGTTGCGATAACAGCCTGCGCAGTGATCGGCGATAGGCGATCGCGGTCGCCCACTGGCCGAGGCACAGCCGTTCTTGGGGATGCGGACCCAGGATCGTGCACAACCAGTCGTGAGCAGCTTCCATCCGGGTGATGTCCTCGGACGACACGCTCGAATCGGCGTACTCCCAGGATTGTAGAATCTGCTCGCGGGCATCATCGGCGCGTCCGACCACATCGGCGAACTCGACCACCGTCGAGGGCCATGCGTTGGTGATGGCGCGTCGCCGCGTCCGCGGCAAGCGGCGCTCGACGCTGTAGGCCTCGATCAGTCTTCGCTGCACCCAGGCGGCGGACCACTGCGCCGGGACGAGCGGCAGGTCGCTATCGATCGCTATGGTCGACAGGCGCATTTTCGGACTTCCTCGGCATGCGATTGATCGAGCGCAACAGCGACGGCGACGCCAGCGTGCCATCGCTCGCATAGACCGGATCGAGGCCGAGCGCGGCATACTCAGCGAGCACTTGCCGGTCGCGCTTTTCGCGCTGGCGCCGATCATCCGCAGCGCGCGCTTCGTCGCGTTCGAGATCGGCGATGGTTTGGATTCCCCATGTCGCGCCGTACGCGGCTCGCAGCTCGTCGATGTCCGGTCGACCGCTGCGATCGACGATGCGCGGCGCATTGGCGAGCGCGTTCGCTGTGCGGGCCTCTGCCTCTGCGGCATTGTACGCCGCAAACAGCGGCGTTTCTTCTCGCCCGCACCACCGCGCGATGTCGGCGATCGTCGGTTTGAACATGCACTCGCGCACGACGCCGATGACCGGATGAACGCATGCTGCAGCGATTTCGCGAGGGTGCAGCACAAGCGCGCCGGCGAGTGCGACGACATATTCGCGAGTATCAGCTTGGTTTGTTGCCGGGTACGACTTGAGCATGATCCCCACCAAGTTCAGCGCCTCCGACACGGACAGCCGCGCCGCTACTCTGGCTCTCAAATCGGCGAGCTTCCTCGGCGAGTTCGTCGGCGACATGGCGCTCGTGCTTGCCGTTGGCGCGTGCTGGTTTGTCATTCCACCGCTCCTGTTCGATCCACGTTTTCGGGTTCATCCAATGGCGATCTTCGGGCTTGGTTTCGCGATAGCAGGCGAGGCCGGCGAGCAGGCCGCGCCAGGAAACCTTGCCGCCCTTTCGCGCCTCGTCGAGCATCGCGAGCGCTGCGGCCATGCTGACTTTGTGCGGGTAGGCTTCCGCGAATTGCTCGCGGAAATCGCTTGGCCAATCATCGGTTGAATTCGAAGGGGGGTCCGAACCGACCGAGCCGCTGCCGCGCGCGCGCGCGCGGTTTCGTTTGTTCGACTCCCCTCGACTCCTATCGACTCTCTTAAGATCGACTCGACTCGACTCGACTCCGCCGTCGAGGGCTCGTCGAGCGTACTGGCCATTGTTCTTTGGAATGACGCCTGTTTCGTCTGGAAACTGGTAGCTAGGCCGGTCGATGCGCTGGTGTTTAGCCCACCCGGTGATTTGCAAATACTGTTTTCCATCAACATCATAGAGCTTCACCATTGGTTGCCCCAACGCATTCGACGACAATTCGTCGAGCATTCGACGAATGTCATCCGAGGAAATGTCGTCTGCGGGGAAGATTTGCTTCTTGAGACGCTTGGTCGAAAACGGCATCCGGCCGCCGTCGTCGCAGAATGTCCAGAGCCCCACGAACAGCAGTCGAGCCGGTATCGAGCACTCGGTGACCTGATCACTCACCCAGAATTCCGGCTTGATGCTGCGGATGCGGGCCATGGTTTCACGTCCCGTGGTCTGTCGGTTCGAGCCGCCGGTATTCGATCGCGATGCCGTGCTCCTTTGCGCGCTTGATGCCGACGTCCATGCCGGGTGTGATGCGGCCGCCGCGCGGGATGTAGATCACCATCGCCTCGGCGCTCCCAATCCACGCGTGACCGGCGTCGATGCCCAGCTCGCGCTCGTCGGGCACGTCGTCGTTCAGGACGCCGCGCTGCGTGTAGAGCAAGTGCGACGCGAGCGGCGCCTCGCCGCGCATCAGGCAATCGCGCAAGCAGGCGCGCGCAAAACGCACGTTGAGCCAGCGGCGCAACAGGCCGCCTTGATACGGGCTTTCGAGGATGACGCGCTTCATGTCTGTTTCTTTCGACGAGTACGCCGAACCTGGGCTATTCTGCCGCCTCCCTCATTGGCTGGTCGAATTTCGTCGCCTCGGCGCCCCAGGTTTTCCACCCCTTGCGCGACGAGCGCGCGAACAATTCCACATAAGGGCCGGCGCAATACCGCTCGATGCGCTCGTGGATTTCGTCGGGCTTGCGCGAGTGCTCGCGCCGCGGCGAGACGATCAGCTCGCGCACCTTGGCGCTGCGGCGCTTCGGGCTTCCACGTCGCGCCAATAGGCATAACTCGGTGTTCTTGCGCGTCGTGTAGCCGAGCCCGACGTGCAGATCACGCTCGCCGGTGAGCACATGGTCGCGCTTTAGCTTCACCCAGGTGAACGCAATCGCCGAGTATCTGAAACCCCATTCCTGCATCACCTCGAAACTGAATTCTAGCATCGGGCCGGTGACCCACAAAAACAAATGGCAATCCGGTGCGGCAATATCCTTCACGGGCAGCGCGCAAATCTCGGCCATCGACATCGTTGAGTAGTGCCGCCGCGGATCGCGGGTGCCCACATCTTCGGTGTGGCAGCGGAAATGCCATGCCGGGTCCGCGAGGATTGCCCTGGCTGATCGCGCCGGCAGGCCGGCAAACATATGGTCGCGCGGCAGGATCATGCGGCTGGCTCCTGCCGTTGTGCGTCAGCATAAAACAGGCCCGGGCGATGATCGGCGCAATACCAAATCATTTTGTCGGCGCCGTTCTTGTAGCCAAACGTCCCTGGCTTGCCGCAATGACACAGGCAGCGCTCAAAGGGCGATTCGTTGCAGAACTCGATCTTCATCTGCGGGGCGATGCCGAGCTTTGATTTTTGCTCCCATGGATTGCAGTTCGTAGCAACCGACGGCAGATCGGGAGGCGCAACGAAATCGATTGGTGATTGCTTGAAAGCGCCAATTGGCCAATAGACAGCGCCATTGCGAAACGTCGTATGAGGATTACGCACGATTTGCGCGTGCATCATCAACTCAGCGAAAGTTTGCCACAACAATATCGGCGACGGATCAGCTTTGAACCCGGGCTTGTACTGAATAATATCGAGTTGACCGGGAATACCAGTTTGCTTTTCCACCTCTAAATAGGCGTGCCAGCTCGGCAAATCGATCCCGTGTTGCCATTGCTGTAGCTTTTGATATTTGTCGCAGTGATCCTTAAATTTCACCTCTACCCAACGCCCACGACCGCTGCGATAAACCTGGAAGTCCGGCAACGCGTGCTTTCTGATCAAACCAATCAACATAGGAGCGCCACCGTTCTCGATGGCATGTGTCGGCACGACCCAATCGCCGGCCCGAACGTGCATCTTCCGCACCGCCTCTTCGGCTAGTCGACCCCACTCCCATGCTGGCCCGGCAAGCGTCATGCATCGCCCCCATCGTCGAAGGACCACGACGGCACGACGCCAAAACCGATTTTGCAAAACACCGACGCGAACCCGGCAACATCCGGCCCAAAATAAAAGAACGCTTGACCTTGTGTCGGCAGCACCTCAATTCCGTTTGGTTGGGTGAACCTGATGCGGCCCTTGGTGAAACAGATTGCAGCGCACGATGCCTGCGCCTTGTGAAACCATTCCGTGTCGGTGCAATTGTTGGTGAGCATAATTGCGGCCGTCACGCGACCGGCTGTCACTTCCTCGATCATCTTGTCGACGAAGTCCGGCAACAGATCGCGGTGATAGGGCGGATTGAGCCACACGCGACCATTCCATTCGCGCTCTAGTCCGTTGGTTTCAGAGGTGAAGTAGTGCTCGGCCCTCACGGTCTTCTGCGCGATGTCATTGCTGGCCGGGTCGAGATCGATAGCTGCGAGCACAAGACGTGCTGCCTCAATGTATTCGGCCGGCGTGTATAACTCGAATTCGCCGGTGCCTTCCGTGCCCCGCACGGTGCCGTCCTTTACTTGCTCGCAGATGCGTTGACATCGCGCCTGCGCATCCTTCAGGGCCAGCGCCACCTTCGCTCGGTCGAATGCGGTGCCCTTCTTGGTCTTGGTGCAGAAGCGCTTGCGCCAGCGGTGCGCGACCACGTCGCCAGGGTCGGCGGTGGGGAGGTACGATTTCAGTGCTGAAATCTTACCCCCTTTGCCTTTTCTTTTGGGCTCGACCTGTTGCGCTGCCACGCCGTCGCGCCACACGACGTATTCGGCCTGCGCCGTGATCTTTGCCTCGATCGCCTTGAACAGTTTGCTCGGGTCCTTTGCGCGCTTGAAATGTTTCTCGCCGATCTCAGCGACAGCAATCGACGCAAGCCCCTTCTCTGGATCATACAATTCCAGTTGGGACGACTTACGCTTTGCGATCGCTCGCTTCGTCATGCGGCCCCTCTCATGAACAGCGGAATCCGCGGCACGCTATTCGGCGCCACCTTCCAACACGCGTAGAGCCACTGCATCGCGGCTTCTGCGGCGTTGTGATCCGGCGCCGACCAGCCGAGCGCGCCGCAGATCGAGATCGCGCGCGCCTTGGCGATCTCCTTCTTGAGCTTGCCGTCGCCGAGAATGGTTGCGCGCCACGTCTGCACCGGCGCGACCAGGATGGGGATTTGCTTGTTGCGGGCGATGCCACCGAACGCAGAGAAGATTCCGCACTGAAGCGTCTTATCGAACTGCGGCACGAGGCCTTCGAGAAGAATCAGGCCAGGGCGGTGATCGAGGATGCGGCGGATGAACCATGTCTGCGCGCGCGCCCAGATGTCGAACTCATCGTCATGCGGCCGAGCGAAGTTGACGGTTTCGAGAACAGGATCGCTGCCGGGAACGCCTTCGCAGACACCGGTGACCTTCGCTGAATCGAGCGCAAGAATGCTGGCACCAGCATCGAGTACAATCATCGCGCAGCCTCCCCCGCCTGCGCCTGCGGGGTCGTTCGATGTTTTTGTTTAGATGCCGAGCTGATCTACCGCGTCGTCGCTGCGCGGGCCGTTCGCTCGCTCGCCGGCGAAATCGCCAAACGGGGTTCCGGCGAAGGCCGCGGCAAGAGCTTCATATTGCGCGCTTTCATCGATGTCGAACTCGCTCGGCAGCGATTCGATCTTGCGTTCGTACTTGCGCCGCTTCACCACCGCTTTGAGCGGCTTGACCTGGATGCCGTCGTCCTTGGCGGCGCCGAACACGTGCTTGCGCTTATCACGCAGGAACCGGCACCTGCTCATGTACTCGCCCTTTTCGGAATCCAGGTCCTCGTCGATTTCCTCGATCTGCCTGATGTAGGCTTCCGCTTTCGCGGCGATATCGTTGCCGCCACTTGCCGCTGCGGTCATTCGTCGACTCCTTCGCCGGATGTGGATTTGTTCGGTGCTCGACATTGCGACCGGACTTGCGGCAACGTCAAGAGATGACGCCTGTGGAACCCAACCCGCAAAATCCGCATCGAAAATTATTTCGATTTGCAAAATGCGCAGACTTTTTTTGCCCAACTATGCGGGTGCATTTGAGATTTCAGAATAGCGCATTATGACGGATGTGCAGACTTTGCACATTTGTGCATTTGGCCCGAGCGCGGCCGCTTGAAAAAAATTTCAGTCTGAAATTTAGTGCTTTTCAGACAACGCCTGTCAAATAAGCGCGGCATACTATGCCAAGACACGACAGGATGTGACATGACGAGACACCAATGATCGAGCACTGGCCGATCGACACCTCCACCGAAGCAGGCCGCGCTGCATGGCTGGCACGTCGGAAGGCTTATCTGAATGGATCGACCATCGGCGCACTGTTCGGCGTCCATCCTTGGCAGACCGTCGGGGGTGTCCATGCCGAGAAGTGCGGCCTGGAGATGCCCGGTCCCGATCCCGAGTCCAGCGTCGTTCGCCGCGGCAATGCGCTCGAAACCGTGGTGGCGGCCGAAGTTGGCAAGCTGCGGCCCGAATGGAAAATCGTCAAGGCAAATGAGTTTTTGTACGATCAGAAGGCGCGATTAGCAGTCACACCCGATTTCTTCATCGAGGGCGACCCGCGCGGCCGCGGCGTGTTGCAGACCAAAACGATCGGCTCGTACCGGTTCAAGAAAGAGTGGCTCGGCGAAGACAGCGAGCCGACGCCGCCGCTGTGGATCATCCTGCAGAACGCGACCGAAGTGATGCTCGCGGACGCCGCTTTCGGCGTCGTCGGCGTGCTGGTCATCGGCGATTATACGTTCGATGCGCACGTGATCGAGGTGCTGCGCCTCAAGAGTGTGGAGCACAAAATCCGCGTCGCCGTGCATAGCTTCTGGCAGGCGCTCGACGCCGGCCAAGTGCCGACCGTCGACTACGAGCGCGACGGCGATCTTCTCAAGCTGATGTATCCGACCGAAGTCGCAGGCAAAGTGGTCGATCTGCGCGGCGACAACCGCATTGTCGAGCTGTGCGAAATCCGCGAACGCAATGCTGCGATGATCGCAGTGGCCGAGAAGGCCAAGAAGGCCGCCGAGACTGAAATGCGCGAGAAGCTCGGCGATGCTGAGATCGCGATGGTGCAGGGGTGGCGCGTCACGTTGAAAACCACGCACCGACCGGAGGTCGTGCAGAAGGCGGTCGATTACCGCGTGCTGCGAACCAGCAGGATCGAGGAGGACGCATGACCGAGAACCATCGTAACGCTCTGGCGGCACTGGCAGATGAGTTGAGCGAACCCAGGCCACGCTCCTTGGATTGGAGCCGATCCAACTCTGATCCGTCCATCGTGGAAATGGTCGGCGTGAAAACTGAGGCGCGCCTAGAACACGAAGACCATCGTCGAATGGTCGAGATGCTCACTTCGACGAACCATCGCCAGCGCGCCATCGCAACTATCTTGAATCGAATGTCCTATCTCGAGCTTGTCGAGTTCGCCGACGATCTCTTCGGCGATCGGGCATCGATGGAAGCGGCGAGCTTCCCGAATCATCTAGCCCGATGGGCTCGGCAGGCGAAGCAGATTTGATGAATTATGGCGTGGCCTGGCCTGGCAAGGCAAGGCGAGGCAAGGCAGGGCAGGGCAGGGTTTTTTAAAAACGCTCGGAGAGTAAACGATGAACACACAACAAGTCACCACCGCTCCGCAAGGTCCGAAGGCCGTTATCGAACAGTTTCGGCGCGATCTGGAAAAGATGGGACCGCAATTCGCGTATGCGCTGCCGGCGCATATTCCGTTAGAGCGGTTTAATAGATGTATCATGACGGCACTCCAAAATTCGCCGTCGCTTTTTAAGTGTACGAGGCAATCGCTTTTCAATGCAGCGATGAAAGCCGCCGCTGACGGCCTGCTGCCGGACGGCAGAGAAGGCGCTATCGTTCCGTTTTCCGAAAACGAGGACGGCCGCAAGAGCGGCGATCAGGCCGCTTGGATGCCAATGGTTGCCGGCATCCGCAAGAAGGCGCGCAACAGCGGAGAGCTATCCGATCTGTATGCACATGTCGTGCACGAGGGCGACGCCTTCGAATATCAACTCGGCGACGATCCGCACATTCACCACCGGCCGTCGTTGCGTGGTGGGCGCGGGCGCAAGATCATCGCGGCCTATTCGATTGCCGTCTTCAAGGACGGCACCAAGGCTTACGAAATTATGTCAATCGAGGAGATCGAGGACATCCGCAAGCGCTATTCGAAATCGAAGAGAGGCCCATGGAGTGATCCGATCGCTTACCCGGAAATGTGCCGCAAAACCGTGGTGCGCTTGCACTGCAAGTCATTGCCGATGTCAACCGACCTCGATGACGTGGTTAGACGGGATGATGAATTGTATGATCTCAAAGGCGCGGCCGAGCGCGGCAAGCAGGTGACGAAGCGCCAGCCCGCCAGCGCGATGGCGGCGCTTGAGAAGTGGGCCGGCAGCAGCACTAGCGATAGCGAAGGCGATCCGCCGCCGCCGAGCGCAGACGACCCGGGCGACCCGCAGCCGGGCGACGACACCGTGATCGAGCACGACGCCGACACCGGCGAGGCGTCGCGGGCCGATCCCGAGTTGACCGTCGGCGCCCTGATCGGCATGGCGCAGAAACAGCCGCCGAAAGACCCCGAGGTTTTTCGGATGTTGACGCGCCAGATCATCGAGGCCGCAAAACGGTCCGGCGGAAAAGCCAGTGGCGATATGCTCGCATGGTGGTCCGGGCCGAACGCGCGGAGCCTGCGTAATGCCGCAGGAATGACGGCCGATGATACTGCTGCGTTGTCAGCGGAAGTTAAAGCCGCGTTTGATGAGATGAATTAGGTGGATTTTGATTACGGCGGGGCCTGGCACGGCGCGGCATGGCAAGGCGTGGCCCGGCGTGGCGAGGCAGGGATACTTTTGTGGATTGCATGAGTTGCGGCGCGGCGGGGCACGGCGAGGCAAGGCATGGCGAGGCCAGGCGAGGCGTGGCGAGGCAGGGCAGGGCAAGGCAAGGCAGGGTCTTAAACAAGGGAGAGCACAGCATGTTGGATAAAACGACGACGAAACCAAAAGCGAAAGTTTCCATACCGGCGGCGTCAGAACCCGCACTTGGGCCAGCGACGCCAACGATCCGCACAATTCAGATCACCATCGATGGCATCAAACCGCTGCTCACTCATAACCCGGAATCCATGGGCGGCGATACGAGCGCCAAGCGCGGCACGAGAATCCCCGAGGCCGAAGTAGAAGCCGAGAACGGCGTCTATCGCCTTCCGGATGGCACCTGCGCAATCAAGGGCGAAGCCTTTCGCGCCTCGCTGCTTGGCGCCGCCAGTGCCTGGAAGGCCAAGCGTTCGACCATGAAGAGCCACCTGGCCCACGTTGTGGTGGCCGAAGAATTGATCCCTCTACAGCGTCGCGATGGCTCGCCGATCAAGGATTATGTGATCGACAGCAGACGCGCGATTGTACAGCGCCAGGGCATCATTCGACGCCGACCGCGTTTCGATGAGTGGTCCGCGACCTTTCGAGTTGAATTTGATCCGGTGCTGATCAAAACCCCGGAGATCATCGCCGAAATCATGGGCGACGCCGGCAACCGCATGGGCGTCGGCGATTATCGGCCACAAAAAAACGGGCCGTTTGGCCGCTTCGCGGTGAGATCGTTCACAGTCGAGGATTGAGATGCGGCGTGGCACGGCCTGGCGAGGCGCGGCCAGGCGAGGCATGGCGGGGCCTGGCCGGGCGAGGCAAGGCAGGGATACTTTGTCGATTGCAGTTACGGCGCGGCGAGGCCCGGCGCGGCGCGGCAAGGCGTGGCGGGGCGGGGCGAGGCATGGCAGGGCTGTTTTGGCAATTTCCAATGGGGCTGGGCGCGGCTGGGCGAGGCAGGGCGCGGCTTGGCCTGGCGTGGCGTGGCGGGGCCTGGCCGGGCGAGGCAAGGCGGGGCAGGGCAGGGTTTTGACTAAGGAGGAACCGATGAAACTAGCGATCGGCGAAATAGTATTCGACGAGACTATGTATCCAAGAAATGGCGTATCCGAATTCAACATTCAGCGGCTTGCGCTTGCCGGCGAGGCTGGCGCCAAGTTTCCTCCACTCGTTGTGGAAGTAAAGACGCACCGTCTCGTCGATGGGCGCCACCGTTTGGAAGTTTACCGGCGCAAGGGCATAACAAAGGTCGATGTCATCGAGAAAAAGTATGCCAGCGACGCCGACATGTTCGCCGACGCTGTTAGGTTAAATATCGGCCACGGCACGCCGCTTGATCAATATACGATCCGTCATTCGGTGCTTCGATTGGAGCAGTATGGCTATACGCGCGAGCAGATTGCCGAGGTGGTTCGTCTGCCTCTCGAAAGGATTGAGAAGATCGAGCGCGGCTTTGCCAACGCGCCAGACGGCCATCCGATCGCACTCAAAGGCGGCCTGAGCCACCTACACGGCGAAACGCTCAACACAGAACAACAAGCGCTCAATCGCAGATACAGCGGCGGCAAGGCGACGTTTCATCTGCGTCAGCTTTGCGTGCTGATCGAGACCGATATGTGGCCGCGATCCGACGGTTTCACACATGAGATGGAAAGGCTGATTTCGCTTTGGGCGAATGTAAAGGCTCAGGCGAAATCGAGTGCGGCTTGAGTGCGGCGAGGCGGGGCCAGGCCAGGCTTGGCGTGGCGCGGCGCGGCGGGGCATGGCAGGGCGAGGCATGGATACTTTGGCGATTTCCCGATGCGGCGAGGCGAGGCGCGGCATGGCGGGGCGCGGCTTGGCCTGGCCTGGCAAGGCAAGGCGAGGCAGGGATACTTGGATGATTTAAGGGGCGGGTAATGCTGAGCAAGAAATCTCACCACACGCCGGTTTTAGCTATGAGTGTCCCGGAATTTTGCCAGGCGTTCCGCATCTCAGTGCCGTTTTACTACAAACTACGCAGACAGGGACTCGGCCCGCGCGAAATGAAATTAGGCAGTCGGGCGGTGATCTCAATGGCGGCGGCAAATGAATGGATCACCGAGCGAGAAGGAGGTCCGAAGAATGAGCAGAAAGCGCCTTGAAGACTCGCCACTCCCTACGGAGATCGAACTGTTGAAAATTATCAATATCCGCCAGGCCGCCGAGCTGGCCGGCGTCAGCGTGAGAACTTTGCAAAGAGCGCACAGTGCCCGGATCATCCGCGTCAGCCCCGGCCGCCTGGGCATGCGGGTGCGCGACGCCTTGATGATCGCCGAAGGAAAGCGAGGCGCGTCATGACGGACGCAGGATTTTGGCGCGGCGTGGCCCGGCGCGGCATGGCACGGCGAGGCATGGCGAGGCATGGCAGGGATACTTTTGTGGATTTGGGTTGTGGCGCGGCGCGGCGGGGCGCGGCAGGGCGAGGCGTGGCGGGGCCAGGCGTGGCGGGGCAAGGCAGGGCAGGGATACCTTTGTCAATTTAGCGGAGAGGCAACATGAAAACCGAAACTGAGGTCCATCGCGACCTCAACATCATGCGGGGCATCCTCACGCCCCTCGACGACGATAGTCGAGAGGGCATGCTCGCCGCCATTCTGCTGTGGTTTCTGACCCATCACGAGGATCGGGATACTGCGTTAGACCACCTGATAGTCCGCATGGAAGAAATCGAAAGCGATGTAGAGCGGAAGGCGTAGCAATGAAGGTCGCACCCGCACAAGTGCCGGATTATTCGAGCGCGGACGAAATGCTGGCGAGGTACCGGTCGATCCACTCGGCATTTTGGCGGCAGCTTATGCCTGCGCCGCCGCGGCCGCGGCCGCCCGCAGCGCTCTTGCAGCACCTTGCGCGACCCGCTTCGCCATCGTCGCCCGCCGCACTGCCTGAGCGAATCCGCCCACCGACCGCGCCTCATGCGCCGACGTCAATGGTCGATGAGATCGTGCGGGAAACGTGCCTGTCGTTCGGCTGCTCCAAGACCGAGCTATTTGCCCGCCGGCGCAATCTCGAGGTCGTCTACCCCCGCGGAATCGCGATGTCGCTATGCTGCAAATTGACGACGCGCAGCACAGTGGAGATCGGCCGCCGTCTCGGCGGCTTCGATCACAGCACGGTCTTGAACATCGTCCGCAAGCTGCAGCCCTATCTCGATGCCGCCGCGGACGGAATGCCGGAGGACGCGACGGTGCATCAGTGGATCTGCTCGATGCGGTTTCATATGAACATTTGATGGATATGGCCCGGCGAGGCGAGGCGCGGTACGGCCCGGCACGGCCAGGCTGGGTGTGGCCGGGCGTGGCATGGCGAGGCAAGGCAGGGATATTTTGGGGATTTGAAATGTCATGAAAACCCTAGAGGAGCTTGAGCGCATCAGGAGAGCCGGACCCGATCTGCTTGAGGCTTTGGAGGCTATTGTCGAGGGCTTTCGCGGCGCAAACCCAGCACCCGGCAAAACGCTTACTGCAATGACCAAATACGAAGCCCGCGAGATTGCACGCGCCGCCATCGAGAAGGTCAAGTCGTGGTGATCGCAGCCGAGGATAAGCTCAGGGAGATCGAGCGCGAGCTGAAGCTGCGCCGGCGGCTGTACCCGCACTGGATCGAGATCGGCAAGATCGAGGCGGGTGACGCCAAGCGGCAGATCGATATCCTGGTCGAGATCGCGGACGACTACGAGAAGCAGGCGCAGTCGGAGCGCCTTTTATGATCGATGCCGAGACAATCCAAATCTTGCTCGACCTTCTCAACCCGTTGCACGGCTCGCTCGATATACAAGTCACCGAGCAGTTCACCGATGAACGAGAATTGGCCCCTCCAAAGGAACGCGAATACGCCGTCAACGTCACTTGGCAGAATGAGCGCGATTTGACGCAAGCCGTTATGATTCTGGAAAAGAGAAAGGCTGCCCTCGCGGCGGTCGCCTCGGTGCTGCTCGAATGGCGCGACGCGCGCGCGGCGTTCCTGGCGTGCATCGACACCGCGCCGCACGAGGACCAGACCATCCCGGCGAATATTGGCCGCCGCTTCGCCGATGCCGAAGAGAAGCTGTTCGAGGTCGCAAAGGCCCTCGGCTCTTGAGAGGGAAAGGCCGGAAAATGACGCTCAGAGGAGAACGATATACATGCGACAATTAACTATACTTGACTTCCGCCAAGTAATCGCTATTATATAGTTATCGAGACCGGGACGTTCCCTGGCCCAGACCAGCAAAATGACGCGGAAGTAGCGGTGTGCCCAACCCTCGATCCACAACCCCGGCCGCTAGGCCGGGGTTCTGCGTTTGGGGGTTACCTCTTCAGACTAACCACGTTGTCGGCGGGCGCCTCGTCCTGCAGCAGGCCGCGGCGGAAAATCTCGTCGCTGTGCGAGGCGATGTCCTTCGCGTAGTGCTTCTCGATCATCACGACGCTGGTATCGCTGACCGCCGCCACAATTCGGATCGGCGTGCCGGCCAGTAACTGCCGCGTGATGGCCGAGTGCCGCAGCGCGTACAGCGTAATCCGATCGGGATCGAGCCCGACCGCCGCGACGACCTCGCGGACCGCCGGGCGATAGAACGAGCACGGGTCATGGCCCCAGGGAAGCCCGCTGGTGCGCTGAACGAGCAGCGGGGCATGTGTAGCCCTCCCCTCGGCTGCGGCCCTCAGGCGCCGCGCTAGCGAGGCGGTGACGGGCACGGCGACGTGCTCGGCCAAACGGGCGAGTCGGTCCTTGCTGCCGCCCTTGGCCGACCTCGGCATCATGAGGCGCGGCGGGACGTCCAGCAGATCGGCGATGGTGAGACGCGCCACCTGGACCGGCCTCGCCCCGGTCGCGGCCAGCACGTCGACGAACAGCCCGAGCTGCGGATCATGCTCATAGGCCGCGCGGACGATTGCCCGCACCTGATCGTCGGTGAGGACCACGTTGCGCGCCCGTGCCGCCGCCGGCAGCGCCTTGATCTTCAGCTCGCCCAGGTGCGCCCGAACGCGGGCGTCGGTCTCGGCGGCCAGGGCAAACGACGCCATCAGGCCTTTCACGAGCCGGTTGACGGTCGCGGCCTGCCGATCGCCGACCAGGCTGTCGCGCCAGCGCCCGAGCTCGCCGCGGGAGAGCAACTGCACAGGCTTGTCGAGCATGGCCGCCGGCAGTAGCGCGCGCGGCTGCTGCGCGTTGTAGGGTCGGCCGCCGCGGGCTTTCAAATAGGTCTCGTAGCGATCGAGCGCCTCGCCGGCGGTGACTGGCCGGCTCTCGTCGACCGGCGCCCCCGGCTGCTGACGCGCCAGCTTGCGGGCTTCCTCCTGGGCTTGCCAGAAGGTCAGCACGGCCGGCGGCGCGGCGGGCTCAAGATCGTCGGCGAGGCCGATGCGCTTCATCCACTCCGCACCATTGCCGCGGACGCGGACGCTCCACGTGCCGGCCCCAGCGTTGCGGCGATAGCCGAGCGAGATGTTGGGCGCCAGGGCCACCCAGATCGGCTTTTTGGCGATCGGCAGCTTGAGGCGGGCGGTGGCGCTTTCGAGCTTGGGGGCGCGGGGCTTGGGCATGAATCACCGGCTGCGTGAAAGCGTCGGCGGCATGCCGAGGACCGCCCAAAAGCACGTCGGCGGCTCGGGTGGCCCTGACTGCGGTGATGGACTGGCGCCTGGATTCCACCCGTCAGTCATCTCTAAGCAAACGATGCCATCCCAACCTGCAAATATCTTCGCGACCCGATACTTGTGGTTTGTCAGGAGCGGGCCACAGACATTGCTCCAAAAGGCGGCCACTCCTCCATCGCTGATCCGTCGGTTAGCCGGCAAGTCGTGAGCTTGAACGAAGTCCTCAACCGCTGCTGCGCTGTGACCGGACCAGACGTAAATGCGATACGCCTCCTGCGCGTTCTTTAGATCGTAGCACTGGACGTAGTCTCGATCGTAGACGTCCCCCACGGGCCAACTGATCATTTGGCCGACCTTCAGGTGGGGCGGATCGGCTTTGGCGGGCAGTGCGATGCAGACGAGCGCGAGCATCAAAATCTTGGTCTTCATTGTTGGGTGTCCCTCTGGTGTCCCAAATAGCGGAATGTACGGCTGTACACGCCCATAGAACAACATAGACACTTCCGCTTGTGCCGCAAGGGTTTCTGCGGCCACCAACTATGCCATGTTAAGACACCAGACACAATAAATTACCCTTGTAGGGTACGTGGCAACAGGCATGCCGGAAGCAAAAGGCTAGCAATATCAATGATGTGTTGGAAGTGGTGTCCCAATGGTGTCCCCAACCAGCCAAATCTACGGAAATCGGTCCCGAGTGGACTTGGAGGTGAATAAACAGATGCCGAAAACGGGCGCGCGACGCTCATGTAGATGATAAGCGCTCCCAACAATGCGAAGAAGACGCCGGGCGCGGCCTTTAGCTTGGCGGCAACGTCTTTATGCGCGCCGTACAGCGCAAGGGACTAGGATCCGAAGTTGAGGCGGAACTACTCAAAAAAATAGAAAATCCAGTTGTTTTCAAGCCGCTAACACAGGATCTGGCGCACGGCTATGATGCCGATGTCTTGGTTTAAACTGAGACACGACCGCATCATCCTTTTGGATGACAAGAACTATCCGATAGGATAGAGGCGCACCCGCAAAAATGCAGATTGACACGCAAGCAGTTGTGGAATGCCCAAAATGGGCATCCCCAGCGGTAGTGTTCCATTAAGGCTGCATTAAAAAGTGACAGAAAATCAATGCGGTTGCCCTTGTCATCTGCGACCACCTGACGCACGATGTCACTTCTTGGCGACATTTCTGTCGCCTCTCTAGCGACACTGGCTAAGCGACGAAAATCATCCTTCCATTCAAGAAGGGACCGACCGTCATGCCCAGCACGCAGACTCCTCCCCCCCCCCCCCCCCCCCCCCCCCCCTGGAGCGCGCGGTCGGGTTAGCGGAGAACCAGCCGGG